GTTGAGGCAAGTTTGCTGAAGCACCCTGAAGCACTGCGTAACGACCCCGACCTTCGCCGTGATACTGCGGCTGAAGCCAAAGCAATCATGGACAAGATGTCCGTATTCATGGGAGCCTGATATGACTACACCTGTACCCAACATGCAGAACTTGGAGCCACTGAGCCAAGCCGATGAGAAGGCAGTCGATAGACTGCTTGCCAAAGCACGTACCGCATTGGTGCTTGAGCATCCGTTCATTGGCAACGTGGCTTTGAACATGCCGTTCGTTGCGGATTACAACTGCCGTACTGCCATGACCAATGGCAAAGAGATACGCTACAACCCACACTTCATGAAGGACATGAGTGATGAGGAACGCAAGTTCGTTGTAGCCCACGAGTGCTTTCACCCCATGCTCGAACACAACTTCCGCAGAGGTGAACGGCAACACAAGCGATGGAACAAAGCGGCTGACTACGTGGTGAACCAACTGCTGACTGACGAACAGATCGGCAAGATGCCTCAGTTCGGTTTGCTCAACAAGCAACTGCACCAAGCAGGTGGCGGTACAACGGATGGTATCTACAACTTGTTGCCCGATGAACCCGATGACGGTTCAGGTGGTGACGGTACTGAAGCGATGGACGATTGTGCTGACGGCGGTGGTAGCCCTGCTGAACAAGCGCAACAACAAGCCGAGTGGAAAGTCCGTGTAGCACAAGCGGCACAAGCCGCAAAGATGATGGGCAAGATGTCGGCAGGACTTGAACGACTTGTCGGTGAGGTACTTGCGCCCAAGGTGGACTGGCGTGATGTGCTTCGCAAGTTCGTTGAGAAGTGCAAGTCTGACCAACGCTCATGGGCTAGACCTAACCGTAGGTTCCTGTCGCAAGGACTGTACTTGCCTAGTGTCTCAGGTGAATCACTCGGTGAGATAGCCATTGCAGTTGACTGCTCAGGTTCGATTGACGATAAGACTATCGCTCAGTTTGCAGGTGAGATTACTGCGATCAAGGAAGATGGCAACCCAACATGTATCCATGTGGTGTACTTCGATAGTGAGGTATCACACTACGAGAAGTATGAGCGTGACGATACCCTTGACATCAAGGCACATGGTGGTGGCGGTACTGCTTTCAGCCCTGTGTTCAAGTACTTTGCAGACAACGAGATCAACCCCATTGCCTGTATCTTCCTGACTGACTTGTGCTGTGATGACTTCGGTGATGCACCTGAGTACCCTGTACTGTGGGTATCCACTGATGAAGGTACTGCGCCATTCGGTGAGGTAGTTTTAATGTGAAGGATGACCAATGATTACATACGCAGAACTGCTAGTGATATTCGTATTCGTAGGTATGGGAGTGTATATCTCATACCTGCGGTATGAACTCAAGAAGTCTAACCGTGCAGGTGAATTACTGACCATGATTCTGCACGATGTCGCAACAGGTCAGGTTGAGATTGAAAGGACTGATGATGGAATACGTATCCGAAAAGACAATCGACAAGCACCGATACATCAATGTGGAGCACCATGACTGGTGGGAGTACACCTACAACGAGTTTGCCGAACGCATGAAGCAGAAGGGTATACACGTTGAGAAGATGTACTTCAGTGGGTTTTGGTCGCAGGGTGATGGTGCATGCTTTGAGGGTAGCGTCAATGACCACAAGATATTCCTTGAAGAACACTTCACCCGTGATGAATACCCAATGGTGTACAAGTTGGTGGATAACAAGGGCATCTTCTCACTTGCTTGTGCCCACCGTGGGCACTACTACCACGAGAACTCAGTCGTATTCGATGAGGACTATGACGTACTTGCTTTCGTAATGGAAAGTCCTACAGAGTTTCACGACCAAGTGATTGAAAACTTAGATAAACAACTTGATGATGAGATGAAGTTGTTTTGGTCTGAAGCAAAGGAGATATTCAGGACGTACATGAGGGAGTTGTACCGTGAGTTAGAGAAAGAGTACGACCATCTTGTGAGTGACGAGATGGTGAAAGAGGCAATCATTGCCAATGACTTAAACGATGATGAAGGAGATGAATGATGGCGACAGTAAGATTCAGCAAGGAATTGCAAGAGGACATAATCAAGAACGCAAAGGGTGTGTTCGGCAAACAGTTGGAGACTGCCAAGAACAATCGCCCTGATAACGAGTGGGGTGAAAAGATTTACGACATTCTGTACGGACAGTACACCAACGTGCTGAACGCAGTACCGCAGATGTTTCTGACAACCAACAACAAGTTCAAGGTTGACCAAGTGGGTAGCCTGTCATGCAACTTGGAGTTCACACTCAACTCAGCCAAGCCGTTCCCCAAAGAAATACCTGATACAGAGTATGCCAAGAAGTCATCGGGCTACTACGGTAATGAGTACGTACTGAAAGATCATTTGGTATGGGGTGAGTTCCATGCTGATGTGAAGCGGTGGTTAGACGGTATCAAGGCGGTAAATGCTAAACAAGAGGAGTTCGTCAAGCAAGTGCAACAGATCATCACGGCACATGCAACACTCGCACCTGCCCTAAAGATGTGGCCTCCACTGTGGGACTTAGTTCCTGAACACTACAAGGAACGCCATCGCACAATCGTTGAGCGTACCAAGAACGAGGTGGAAGTGAACGTGGACTTATCGTCCATGACTGCCGCCGTTGTCGCCAACAAGATCACACGATAGGAATGAGCATGCGTACAGACAAACTTTCATACCAAGAAGTTGCCGAGTGGTTTGCCAAGGCACGTAACCCTGAGAACGGTAGACCTGTGCAGTCATGGGCAAGGATGTTTCGAGTGGGTGAGAACTACGAACTGCGGTTCGGTGATGTTACCGTCGGCATCTTCACACCTGACAACAAGTTTACATTTAGGTTGACGAGCCAACAGGCACGGAACTGTAGCGTTACCCTGAGCCAAGCATTGCAACGAGCCATCCCATTCCTGTGGGTACGTAAAGGCATGGGCAGGTATGTCATTAAACCTACACCACAGTACGGCGAACTGAAAGAAAAGAACCTAGCAAGTTACCCTTGGCATTACTTCAGTAAGGTAGAGGGCTATGAGGTATTCGATGGCTTGTGCTTTGACCTAAATACTTACGAGCCAACCAACGCACGACCGCACTTTACAAAGCAAGAGGTTAACAAGGACAACAAACTTGAATGGCTACGTGCCCTGCGTAGATTCAAAACCGCAGTAAAGATACGTGCCCGTATGGGTGTGCTTGAAAGTTTGATTCAGCAAGTAGATAACGAGCGTAAAGGACAGAACCGATACGACTGGGAACAGCCCGATTGGAACACTGATAAATGGCAGGATGTGTTATACACTTCTATTAAAAATAGCGAGTGTTCCACGGAACTGCTGAAAGGTTTTATCAAGTCAGTCCGCCGTGGATACTATCATCAGACAACCAATGTCAATGAAGTCATCAACGAGGTAGACAAGATATGCACCACGTACAGTATCGAATTGCGTCGTCGGTTCGGAGTGTTCAATGAAATGCCCGACATGCAAAGTGAGGATGAAGTGTCTCGACACGCGATGGAATGAAGCAGATAAAGAGACACACCGCAGATGGAAGTGCGATAAATGTAATAGCAGGGGTAAGACCAAGGAGACTTGGCTTACTCCACCTGCGGTTGAGAAACCAAAGACGAAGCAATCAAAGCCAAGGAAGTTGTCGGAAGTTGACAAGGCAGTGAACCGAATAGCCGATGCCCTTTACGGTGGCAAGACCAAGCAACCCAAAGAGGTTAAGCATAAGCCAACCAAAGCCATGTTCGATGACATGGAGGAGGACACACGGTACTCGGATTACAGCGACTTGGGTATTGATATACCACGAGGAGATGACTGGTGAGGTACGACAAGAAGTACGAAGTGCATGACGAAGATGGGCTACTGCGTATCTTTGACGATGCTGAGATGGCAGAGAGGTTTGCATCGACAGACAACCGTAAAGTTGTTGTACGTAAAACGCCTCGCCCTGAGAAACCAAAGGTAGACCTATCGCAATTTGAACCTGCCCCATTCTAAGGAGGATGTATGGACAAAGTAAAACGTGACATGGCTTTCGATGAGTTCATTGGGGGCGTGGCTTACGAAGATGATGGTGGTTGGAGTAAAGATGTTTGGGATGCGTCGTGGGCAGAACAACAAAAAGAAATTGATTCGCTACATGCCCGAATCAAATTACTCGAAGCGGAGGTGGCATGGGCAGAGAATGGATATAACCGTAAACCTGAAGGAGAAAGTAAATGAAATTCAAACCAAGCAACAGGGCTGATGATATTCAGATTGGTGGCGATCACTATAAGAATATGGGTGTGCAACCGTGGAGCGCAATGGAATCATGGATGACACCTGAACAGTTCGCAGGGTTCTTGCGTGGTAACGCAATCAAATATCTTGCACGTTGTGATGCCAAGGGTGGTATCGACGACATCAAAAAAGCCAAGCACTACATCGACAAACTTATCGAGGTGCGTGGCGATGGCACTTGAACTAGCAAACACTATCTCTTTCATCGGCGGCATGTTGGTTGGGGCAGGTTTGCTCATAGTACTTGTCGCTGTACTTCTATGTGTTGTGCTGTATTTGGGGGGTGACTAATGGACTTAGAAGAACTCAGAGATAAATGGCACGACACTATCCATGATGCAGGTGGAGCATGCCCCGTGTGCGATAGGTTCGGCATTGTTTATCGTGTCGGACTAAACGCAACGATGGCAAAGAGTTTGATATGGCTATCCAAGGTGCGAACACCTGACGGATGGGTGGACGTACCAACTACTGCACCAAAGTTTGTTTTGCGTTCCAACCAACTGGCAACTACTAAACACTGGGGGCTAGTGGAACGACGATCAAACGACAACCCGAAGATAAAACATTCAGGTATGTGGCGCATAACAGATAAGGGTAGGCAGTTCGTGAGCAACCAACTGCGCGTACCTAAGAAGGTCTACATCTACAACGATGTTGTGGAGGCATGGTCGCCTGAAGATGTATCCATTGAGGAATGTTTTGCCGAACACTTTGATTACCGTGACGCAATGAGGCAAGTATGGATATAGTGACTATTGATTTTGAAACTTACTACGACAAAGATTTTTCTCTGTCGAAGATGACCACTGAAGCCTACATCCGTGACCCGCAGTTCGAGGTCATCGGTGTGGGGGTGAAGGTCAACAACTACCCAACAGACTGGTACTCAGGCAGTGACCCTGCCAAGTTCCTGAAGTCGTTGGACTATCGTGACAAGGCTATCCTTTGCCACAACACTGCGTTCGATGGGGCAATCCTGTCATGGCACTACGGTATCAAACCTAAGTTGTGGCTTGATACTTTGTCGATGGCAAGACCGTCGCATCAGATGACCGTGGGGGGTTCACTCAAAGCACTTGCTACTTACTATGGGCTAGGTCAGAAGGGCGAAGAAGTTCTCAATGCGTTAGGTAAACGCAGGGCAGACTTTGCGCCTGACGAACTGGCACGTTATGGTGAGTACTGCAAGAACGATGTGGAACTTACATATCAGTTGTTCAAGAAACTGAGCAAGGGCTTTCCTACCAGTGAGTTGATGGTCATTGACCAGACCTTGCGCATGTACACCGAACCGGTGATCCAGTTAGACAGGGAACTCTTAGAGCAACATCTTGAGGAAGTGCTTGCACGTAAGCGCACGTTGATTGCAGACATGGGTCTTACGGGGGTGAGCGACGAGGCGATTACCAAGACGTTGATGAGTAATCAAATCTTTGCAAAGTATCTCAAGAACTTGGGGGTCGAGCCTCCAACCAAGGTGAGCGCACGCACAGGCAAGGAAACTCTAGCGTTCGGAAAGACCGACAAGGCTTTCACTGACTTACTAGAACATCCTGATGAGAGGGTGCAGGTTGCGGTCGCTGCGAGGCTCGGGGTGAAGT